GCCTTTAATGCCTGCTTTAATGAGTATTACAGGGACGAAGACCTAGTTACGAAGCGGGCAGCTGATGACGTCACGATTCCGAAAGTCGCTTGGGAAAAGGACTACTTGACGACCGCTCGCCCTTGGGCGCAGAAGGGTCCTGCTATCACGCTCCCTCTGGGGCAGAGTGCTCCAGTCGCGCCGTCAGGCGTGGGCGGCCCTAACTTCCAGGGCGGCGGTCTGACCGCGACGAACGCCACGCTCAACACGGATACGACGACCAATAACGTCGCATGGTCTGAAAATGCCGGTGGTTCCGGCTCTGTCGTCTGGGGTGACGGTGACCTCGGTCTAGAGGCCGACTTGTCCAGCGCCCAGGGCGTGGAAATCAACGAGTTCCGGAAGGCGTTTGCGCTGCAACGGTTCGCGGAAGCTCGGGCACGCTACGGATCTCGCTACACGGAATACCTCCGCTATCTGGGGGTCCGCCCATCGGATGCACGGCTGCAACGACCCGAGTACCTCGGGGGCGGCCAGGCCCAGGTCTCAATCTCTGAGGTTCTGCAAACCTCGAACACCACGGGAACGGAAATAGAACGCTACGGAGTGGGCGATATGTACGGCCACGGCGTTGCTCACCTTCGTTCCAATGCCTACCGGCGCACCTTTGAGGAACACGGTTATGTCTTGTCGTTTCTGTCAGTCCGTCCGAAAGCGATGTATCTCAACGGTATTACTCGTACGTGGCTCCGCAGGGATCGCGAGGAGTTCTGGCAAAAGGAACTGGAGCAAATCGGCCAGCAGGAAGTCTGGGCCGGCGAGGTCTACTCCGATGGAGTCGCCGACGATTACGCCACGTTCGGCTATGCGGATCGCTACGCCGACTACAAACGGGAGCCCAACCGGGTCTCGTCGGAATTTAAAAACGTGCTCAACTACTGGCACCTGGGCCGCGACTTTTCCGCGCTACCGACGCTGAACAGCTCATTCGTGGAATGCGATGCTTCGAAGCGGATCTTCAACGAGCAGACCCAGCACGGCCTCTGGATAGCCTGCCAACATAAGCTAGGCGCTCGCCGACTGGTTCGCCGTGGCAGCTCCTCGAGGATTCTGTGATGGCCTCGAGCACGCAAAGCCTACTGCGGGAAATGCTGACGGAACTCCGCCTGTGGCGAAACCCGCTCTCTCGGCGAGAGCGGATCCAGAAAAGGGAACGGATCTACGAGGTACCGGACCCGACCCCCGTCGAGCTCCCGCTGAACTACCAGCGCCCGCCTAGCATGGCGGAACAGATCCAGCACTTTGTGCGGCAAGAGATATCGGCCCAGGCATCCATTCAGGGCCTGGGAACCTTTCACGAGGAGGATGATTTCGATGTGGACGACGCTGACGCGTTCCCTATGGGCTGCTACGACGTTATCGACATTAAAATGTCCGACCCCCTCGACGATGGCGACGCAAGCCCACCTGAGGCCGCTGAGGCCGTCTCAGAGGATTCGGCACCGCCCGAACCGAGTCCTGAAACGGAGGCACCCATGCCGGATGAAAAACCACAGTAGCGTCTTACTTGATAGACGCTACTGTGCTAGCTGGTCCCTCGGTAGGTCAGGCCAAGGCTCTTTTTCTTCATGACTTGCGGGTTCCCTATCGAGGTCAGCGGCCGGCTGAGGCCCTGCGGCAAATGCCAGGGCTGTGCTCGGAAAAGGCGGAACGCCTGGACGGGCCGGATGCTGATGGAGCAAGCGCAGCACACAGAGAGTGCGTTCGTCACTCTCACCTACAAAAATGCACCGATGGTGTTTAGACCGGAGGATGAAACGTGGATACCGACACTGGTGAAATCGGACCTTCAGAACTGGCTGCGCTCCGTACGCAAGAAATCGACGCGACTCGGAGTGGTGTTCCGATACTTTGCGGCGGCGGAGTATGGCGACGAAGGTGGCCGGCCTCATTATCACGTAATCACATTTGGCACTGGACCTTTCTGGACCAGCATCTACGAGGATTCGTGGAACAAAGGGTTCGTCAGCTCATACGAGGCTACGCCTTCCTCGATGGCATACGTTGCAAAATATTGCCTCAAGGGGGGCCGCGACCCCGAATTAGACGACCATCCGACCACCCGAATCTCGTTACCGCCGTTCCGACTTATGTCGCGCAACCCAGCGATTGGGAAGACCTTTGCCCCGAATATCGCGAATACACTCGCCGGGAGGGATGGTCACGGTTCCTCCTACGACCCGACTCGGAGTGGTCCGGCGAATCAGGTTCGTATCCACGGCAAGCGTTATCCGCTGGATCGCACGATGAGGCAGTACGTCGGTACCGAGCTGCTTCAAAAGGGAATTAACCCCTACATGGCAGATGCCATGCTCAATCGGGATTACCCAGATGCCACGCAAGACGAAATCAAGAAGGGCCGCGAGGCCCACACAAAGGCGTTACGACAGCGTAACGCCCGAAACAAGCTTTAGGCGACGAAAAGCGTTACCCCCCACCCTGGGCGCGGTTTACCCGCCACGGCGTAGCCGGCCCCAGGAGATGATGGGGTATCGCTATTTACCCCCGTCGCCGCTTGTCACGGCAAAGCCAACGTCCGCCAGGGCGAAGCGCAGCGCAGCCCTAGCGGGCCGGGTCCAGGGTCGCACCCTGGCCGTCGGAGACATTCCTACAATCTGCCAGAAGCGGGCCACCCGCAGATCAGCTATCCTCTCCACTGGTCACGGCGGCCTCAACGGGGTCCGCCAGTACTCACGACGCAGCCCAGAGGGGTGTAAATAATGGCAGTAGTCGCTGGCGGTATCGCAGCCGCAGCAATCGCAGCTGGCGCGCAGCTCCTCGGCGGCGCTCAACAAGCGCGGTCGGCGTCGAGCACGGCCAAGCAGGCGCGCAACTTCGAGGACGACTGGCGGCGAATCCAGCTCCACGAGTCCAGGCAGAAATATCAAGTCGCCGTGGGCGACGCCCGTAAAGCAGGGCTTCATCCGCTCTTTGCCCTCGGCTCGGGGATGTCGAACTCCCCCAGCTTCTCGCCGGTTTCATACCCGGCCACAGGATCCGGTCTCGGCGAGGGTATCGCGCGAGCTGGTTAAGAAGTCTCTAAGGGCATACGGAACTATCAGGCCAATAAGCTCATCGCAGCCCAGGAAAATCGTAATCAGGAGCTGCACGAAATGGCTGTCCGCCAGGGTCAACACAACGACTGGATGAATATGATGGAGCGAGCCTCCATCCTCAAACGCGCGGAACAGAACGCAAACACATCGGCGCGAATGAACACCGACGGCTCGGTCGTCATACCGTCGCCGGCCACCGCGCAAAACGTCAATCCTCTCCCCCAGGCGAGGCCTACTCGCCAGGAACCGAACGTCAACGCGCCCAAATGGACGGTTATCACGGACAGATTCGGGCGCTCAATTCGGGTTTATCACGAGTCCGCCCAGGCCGACGAACTGAATCAATTTCTCATCTACGCCCAGGAGCTGTTCAATATGGCGGGCGGCGTCAATGAAGTCGCCAAGCAGCTCGGCGTCAGTCCGGTCGAGGCCGGCAAACAGCTGTACAACATTTGGCGAAAGGCAAAACGTAAAACCTCCCGCGGGGAAATGACCGACAAAGGTCGGAAATCTCTGAAGGAACTCCGCAGCAACCCTAACTGGTGATCAAAATGAGACGTAGACGTGGCTATACCAACTCTCGACGACGGCGCGGTTCCGTTGGGCGCTCTCGCCGTTCTTCTTCTCGTACTCGGCGCATGCAGCGTTCAGCTCGACGCGCTCCACACCCTGGAAAAATCGGATATCGGCTATGAGACACAAACACAACCTCAGTCATTACAAGCTCTTGACGGGCGATATGGGGAACCTGTACCCGATAGGTCTCGTCGAGGTGCTCCCGAAAGATACATTTCAGCATCGCACCTCGTGTTTCATGCGGTTCTCGCCCATGGCTGCGCCAGTTATGCACCCGGTGAACGTCAGGATCCACCATATGTACGTGCCGCACCGGATTAGCTGGCCCGAGTCTGAGGGCGGCGGTTTCGAGAACTTCATCACCGGCGGGGAGGATGGCAACGATACCCAGACGGTGCCGACCATTGGCACGACGGGCACGCCGAACGACTTGCTGGACTATTTCAATCTACCGGTTGTTGCCGGCTCCACCGTGTCCGCCCTCCCCGTTCGCGCCTTTAATGCCTGCTTTAATGAGTATTACAGGGACGAAGACCTAGTTACGAAGCGGGCAGCTGATGACGTCACGATTCCGAAAGTCGCTTGGGAAAAGGACTACTTGACGACCGCTCGCCCTTGGG